GCAATCGCAATCATCATGATTCTCCTGCCAAAAAAGAAAGTCATGTTCATGCGAAAGACGGATGCCGACACCAAAGAGATTATTGTTCAGGTACGCAAGATACTGGAATCTCCATATATGACGTACCTCGCATCAACAATCTACAACACGGATTTCAAGCTTATCACAGCGACATACACCAACATAACAACCAATCTTAATTATGAGCCAAAAGGCACGGCACAGCTTTCCGCAATGGGCGTGAACGGCTCTCTCACTGGCAAGCACTTCGACATTATCTTCACGGACGATATTGTCAACGTAGAAGACCGCATTTCCAGAGCAGAACGTGAGCATACAAAAATCGTTTACCAAGAGCTTCAGAACATAAAGAACAGAGGGGGAAGAATCTACAATTCTGGGACACCGTGGCATAAGGAAGACTGTTTTACGCTTATGCCAAACATCGTACAGTACGACTGCTATACCACAGGGCTGATAAACCAGACAGAACTGTCAACGCTTAAGAGTTCGATGACAGCATCTCTGTTTGCAGCCAACTATGAACTGAAACATATAGCAGACGATGAAGTGCTGTTCCCAGACCCCATTACTGGAGAAGACCCAGCAATGGCAGAACAGGGCAGATGCCATGTCGATGCTGCCTACGGCGGCGAGGACTATACGGCTTTCACCATCTGTAGGAAGTATGAAGGAAAATACTATGTGTTCGGAAAGCTCTGGCACAAGCACGTCGATGAATGTATCGAAGAGATTATCCGATACAGACAAGCGTTCAATGCTGGAAGAATTTCTATGGAGACAAACGGCGACAAAGGCTATCTTTCAAAAGCTTTTAGAGCAAAAGGAGAACTCACAGCACCGTACCCAGAGAAGATGAATAAGTTCTTAAAGATAACAACGTACCTCAAAGGTGCGTGGAAAGATGTTGTCTTTGTTTCTGGCACAGATGAATCGTATATCAACCAAGTCTGCGAATACAACGAAAACGCAGAACATGACGATGCTCCAGACAGCCTTGCCAGTTTGATAAGGCTGCTATGGAACAAAAAAGGCGAAGACCAAAAATACCAAAGCCTATTTGGATGAGGTGAGATATGAGAACCTACCAAGACCTTTTAGAAGTACCGCAGAACGAAGCTGACAGAATGGCGTTTATCCGCAATGTCATAACCGACCACACGAACTCAGCAATGTTCAAGACAGCGGTTATCGCAAAAGACTACGACAAGCAGATGAACACCACCATTATGCAGTACCAAAAAGCACTGTACAATCTTCAGGGCAGAAAAGTAAACGACCGCTGGTCTGCTAATTACAAGCTTGCCAGCAACTTCTTCAAGCGGTTTGTAACCCAGCAAAACCAGTTCCTTTTGGGCAACGGTATTAAATGGGGCAAAGATGACACAGGCAGCAAGCTTGGTGAGGACTTTGACACACGAGTGCAAGAAGCTGGACGGGCTGCCCTTGTCGCAGGATGTTCTTTTGGGTTCTGGAATCTGGATAAGCTTATGGTGTTTGAACTGACAGAGTTTGCCCCATTGTATGATGAGGAAAACGGTGCTTTGCGTGCTGGCGTTCGATTCTGGCAGCTTGACCCGACAAAGCCTTTACGGGCAACTCTGTATGAAGAAGACGGATACACGGATTATATCTGGGAACAGACACAAGGCAGAGTTCTCAGAGAGAAACAGCCGTATATCTTAAAAACGATATCCAGCGAAGTAGACGGAACAGAAATCTACGACAGAGAGAATTACCCGTCATTCCCGATTGTACCATTTTGGGGCAACCCACACCATCAAAGCGAACTGCTTGGTATACGGGCACAGATAGATGCCTACGATATTGTGAAGAGCGGGTTTGCTGATGACCTCGATTCTGCACAAGTCTACTGGATTCTCCACAACACAGGGGGCATGGATGATGTTGACCTCGCTCAGTTTATTGAAAGGCTTCATATTGTTCATGCTGCTTCTGTGGATGATTCTGCTGGCACAGGAGTAGATTCCCATACCGTAGAAATACCGCACGAAGGCAGAGAAAAGCTTCTGGATAGAATCGAAAGAGACTTGTATAAGGATTACATGGCGTTCGACCCAGAAAGTATCGCATCGGGAGCGGCTACGGCAACGCAAATCAGGGCTGCTTATGAGCCACTGAACAGCAAAGCTGATGAATATGAGTATTGCGTAATTGACTTCCTGCAAGGTGTTCTCAACCTTGCTGGCATAGAAGACACTCCGACATTCGACCGTTCCTACATCATCAACAAGCAAGAGGAAATTGAGACGTTGACGATGTCCGCTCAGTATCTCACGGCAGACTATATCACAAAGAAGATACTCACAATCCTCGGTGATGCTGACATGGCAGAAGAAATGCTGGAAGAAAAGGACGGGGAAGATATCAAAAGGTTAAGCGACATTCCAGATGAGGAGGAACAAACCGAGGAGCAGAGCGGGCAAGAGGAATAATCTATGGCTGACCTTGGACATGAACTAACAGAAAAAGAGCTTGCGAAACTTGAAAAGAAAATTGCCAAGGAATATAAAACTGCCACTCGTGAAATGGAAGCCAAGCTCACGGCGTATCTGGAAAAGACAGAAGCGCAACGCCAAGTACAAGAAAGTCTGCTGAAAGCTGGCAAGATAACCAAAAAGGAATATTCCGACTGGTGCTATCGTCATACAATGATAGGCAACCAATGGGCAGCCATGCGTGATGTTCTTGCGGAAGACATGGTTAATGCCAACAAGATTGCCAAGGGCATGATGATGAAACAGATGCCTGACATATACGCTCTCAATGCGAATTATGCTACATACCAGATTGAGCATGACTATGGAATAGACACTGGATTTACGCTTTACAACCACGATACAGCGGCTTATCTTCTCGGTGACCAACGACAACTGATGCCCGCACCAAGCCCAGCAAAAGCCAAGCAAATCGCTGCAAACAAGGATATGCAGTGGAACCAGCAACACATTCAATCTGCTGTACTTCAAGGCGTTCTTCAAGGCGAATCTCCGTACCAAGTAGCACACAGATTAGAGAATGTCGGGCAGATGAACTATAACTCAGCTGTCCGCTATGCACGGACAATGACCACATCTGCTCAAAATGCTGGGCGGTATGAATCGTACCGAAGAGCAAAGGGCTTGGGAGTAGACCTTACCATAGAATGGCAAGCAACATTAGACCACAGAACACGCCACGCCCACAGGATGATGCATGGGCAGAGGACGGAAGTAGATGAGCCGTTCCATACACCTGATGGTTTTACTATCTACTACCCAGCCGACTGCACAGGAGAAAGCACAGCACCACAGAGCGAAATCTGGAACTGTCGCTGTACACTTTTGGCGTGGGTTAAAGGCTATGAAGGTGAGACTGTGAAGTCCGCTCCAGCTATGGACGGTATGTCTTTTGAGGAGTGGCAGAACGAGAAACAGCAGACCTCAAAATCAACAGCACAGCAATCCTTTACAAGCGGCGGTGACCCGTATATAATGAAACGGGAAGCAGTCTTGGCAAACGCACAAGAGTTTAGCTATTCATACCATGAGCAGTACAACTTCGATGAAGATAACTGGAACAAGCTGTCGAGGGATGAACAGTACGCAGTTGAAACATATACTGGCAATACCTATAGGAGAATGAACACGGCTCTCCGTGGTACTGACAGACATGGTAATGAGGTTATACCATCTGATGACATTCAGAAGTATAATACAAACTGCGAAAATGCCCTCAATACCATGCATCTCAAGGAAGACACTATTTTGTACCGTGGCATGGGCAGCCGTAAAACACTTGCAAACAGCCTTGGCATAACAGAGCGAGAGCTTAAAGAAGCCTTTGATGATGGTTCTATCGTGGGCATGAGCTTTGTGGAAAAAGGGTTCTCAAGCACTGGAATAACTGGCGGTTCTGGTTGGGATAAGCCCGTTACAATGACGGTTTATGCTCCCAAAGGAACGGCTGGGATGTTCGTTGACCCAATTTCACGTTGCCAAGGTGAGAATGAATTGCTACTCCAGCACCATACATGGTTTGAGATTACTGGCGCAGAAATCC